AACCGGACCAAACGGAGCGAACGGCGACACCGGTTCAGACTCAACAGTAGCCGGACCTAAAGGCGACACCGGAATAGCCGGAGTACAAGGCGAAACCGGACCAACCGGACCAACCGGAGCAACCGGAGCAACCGGAGCGAAAGGCGACACGGGCGACGACTCAACAGTAGCCGGACCAACCGGACCAACCGGAGCAACCGGAGCAACCGGAGCGAAAGGCGACACGGGCGACGACTCAACAGTAGCCGGACCAACCGGAGCAACCGGAGCGAAAGGCGATAAAGGCGATAAAGGCGATAGCGGTTTAACGTTTGAAGCTTTATCTGAATTAAGACACACAAAATGATTAAAGTTTTAATAGGAATTTTTATTGCGACTACCGTTTTATTTATTCAAGCGTGTAACTTCTTAGAAGTTCGCGTAGACGTAGGGCAACGGTCAGTATTAGACAACGGAAACCATAAAGCAAAAAAAGTTTCGGACGACAATAGCGGATTAGAAACAGATTCGACACAAACTATTGTTAAAACTATTCCATAAGGTTAAGAAATGAATATACGAAATTATCATAAATATTTTTCGGACTTCAGTTTAGAAACTTCGACAAATACTACGGACACCTTCGGGGGTGTAGTAGTTGGTAAAAGTTCTAAGATTATTCGGGGATATTTTTCAAAGAGTACAACAACGACGCGAGACTTAGGGAATGGAATTCCGGAAACCCGTAGCGGTGGGATATTGTTTACGGACCCCGACGTAATTCTTTCGACCGGCGATATACTAGACGGGAAGCTTCAAGTTATAGACTTCGATAAGCACCCGTCGCACGTCGAATATAGTGTAAAGTTTATCGACAAATGGGGCGAAAGTGCTTCTTAAAGGCTTTTAAATGAATGGAAGTGTAATTTTCGACGAAGCTAGACTTAGAAAAGCAGTAAAGCAACACGGTCAAAATGTCGTAAAGGCTTTTAGTGCTTCAGTATTTAAAGACATAGTTAAAAGTAGTCCTCAAAAAGACACTATGAGCGCTTCAGGGGCTTATCGTCGCACCGGTACTTTACGGGACGGGTGGGACATAAAAAAGGCTTCACGGGGATATATGATACTTAACGAAGTGAAATACGCCATTTATTACGAGTACGGACACCGTTTGCGCGGTGGCGGTATTTTAAAAGGCGAATATCTTATGAGCAAAGCAGTAGACAAAAACCTTAAAAAGTTCGGCTTAACAGCTACGAGAAAAGGCGGGATATGATAACTACTACAATGATAGAAAATAGCGTTATTTCTTTATTAATTGCGAAATATCCAAATTCGCATATATTTAGAAGAAACGCTACACAAACAAAAGACGACGCGGAAGTTTTTGTAGTTCAAGTAGAACTTAACGGGACTATGGAATTCAAAGACTTTCAAAGAAAAGACTTAGATATAATTATTCAATACTTTAAGACCGACCGAATTAAATTCAATGAGAATTTAAACGACGTGAGAGACGCTTTAGTAAGTGAGATTTTTATTAACTCTATTCCGATTATAGATATAAATAAAAACGTGGTAAAATACCTCTTAATAAAAGCTTCGACTATGGTTCTTTTAGACGATATTTTATCTTTAAAAATTACGACGGACTTCGTGGACGACGTAGTAGTAAATAACTTCGTACCCGACTTAATGGGTACACTAAATTTAAAAGGGTGTTAAAATGGGTTTACCAAAATTTGATATAAGTTTTCAAACGAGCGCTATAGGCGAAATAGGATTAGCGGGAAAGGGCTTAGTAGCCTTATTACTTAAAGACGCGACGGCTTCGAGTGGGACGGTTAAAGTCTTTAAGAACTTAGCGGAAGTAAACGCGAGCGAATACGACGCGGATAGTTATTTAATTATCGAAGAAGTATTTAAAGGAAGTCCGCTTAGGGTTAAAGTTGTAACGGCAACGGAAGCGGAAGACTTTTCAGCTATTCAAGCTTTAGTCCTTCAAGGAACACCGGACGTCGATTATATGGTGGCACCGGAATTTTCCGCAGATTTTACGGCTATGATTAGCTTTATTACTACGGCACGTTCTACGGGTGCTAAAGTTAAGGGTGTTTTTGGAACAACGGGAAGCGACTTAGAATATATCGTAGATATTAAAGTTAGCGGATGCAAAGATATTAACGGCAACTCTTTAAGCAATCAAGACGCGAGAGTAGGCGGAATTCTAGCCGGTCTTAGTCCTTCAAGAAGTGCTACTTACTTCGTTATTCCGGAAGTAGTAGAAACGGAAGCACACGTAGACATAGACGCGGAAATCGACACGGGTCATTTAGTTTACTTAAACGACGGTTCTAAAGTTAAAATCGCGAGAGGGGTAAATAGTTTCACTTCATTTACACCGGAAAAAGGCGAACTATTTTCTAAGATTAAAAACGTCGAGACTATGGACGAAATTCGCTATAGTGTTCGAAGAGTTGTAGAAGATGATTATGTAGGTAAATACACGAATAGTTTAGATAACAAAAATTTAGTTTTAGTTGCTATTAATCAGTATTTAAAGACTTTAGCCGACAACAACTACTTAAACCCTTCATTTAATAATGAATGTATTTTAGACCTTCAAGAGCATTTAGATTATGCAGAAAGAAACGGTGTAGATACGACGGGATTCAATGAAACGGAAATCAAGAAAATCGACACGGGCGACAATCTTTATTTAATTATTAACTGTAGACTTTTAGACACAATAGAAGACGTGACTATAAAAGTTTATTTATAAAAAAAGGGGCTTAAAATGGCTAAAGTAAACGCTAAAAATGTAATGAATGGAACTTACGGAACGCTTCGAATAGATGGAATAGAATATGCGAATATTTCTACTTTCGAGTCAAAAATCACAAACAACCGCGAAGAAATGCAATTTAGCGGTAATATGGGAATAGATAGCAAACTATTAAGTTCTTCGGGTTCAGGAACTATGACTTTTAGAAAAGTCGATAGCCGTGTAGTAGCTAGACAAATTCCGTCTATTATTTCGGGAAAAGACTTTAAGACGGTAATTATCGTTTCTATAGACGACCCCGACGGAAAAGGTAAAGAAACTATTTCTATTACCGACGTATGGTTTAACGACTTCGACCTCTTTAAATTCGAAATGGGTTCAACTGTAGAAGAAACGGTTTCTTTCGGGTTTAATCCTACGAATGTCGTTCCGGTAGACGTTGTAGTAGCTTAGTAACAAACACAAAACAAAAGGTTAAAAAATGGCAAAGAAAAAAGAAGAGTTAAAAGAGTTTAGTTTAGATAGCCTTTTGGCGAATATGGACGAAATAGGTAAAAAGAAAGAAGATAAAGAAGTAACGATAGAACACAAAAGATTAAATTCTACCTTTACTTTTTTAACGCTTAATTTATCGGACTTGACTTCTACAGTAAGCAAGGACGGAAAGACTAATTTAGACGCAGTTTATGAAGCCGTAAGTTTAAGTTTAATAACTAAAATCGACGACGATATGCTTAAAGCTTTAAAGGTCGAAAATCAGTTAGGCGCAGTTAAAAAAATCTTCGACGAAGACGAAATAACTATAGTATTCGCTTCTTTAGTTGAACACTTAGAAGATAACGGAATAACTATAAAAAAAAAATAAGGGAAGACAATAGTCTTTTCTTAATACACTACTATTTACAAAAAGGCTTTAAGCCGGATTATATTATAAATTTAACCGCATTAGAAAAAAGCTTTTTTATAGAAAGTATGATTTTACAAGTAGAAACCGAAGCGAAACAAAAAGGGGCATAAAGTGACTGAAAACGTTATATTAGACATAAGAGCTAACGACAAAAAAGCCTTAAATTCAATCGACAAAATCAACAACAAATTAAAGCGCACAGAAAAGCAACAAACGAAGAATAATACTTTATTTTCTAAGATGGGTTCTATCTTAGGCGGTATAGCTATAGTCGCGGGAATTACTTCGATAGCTAAAAAGACTATAGGATTCGCTTCAAACTTAGAAGAAGCCGAAAACAAGCTTAACGCGGTTTTTGGTGCTAAAGGTCAAGCACAGATTAACGCCTTCGCTAAAGAGTACCGCGATAGCTTAGGAATGAGTGTCTTACAAACGAAGAACTTTATAGCAGACGCGGGAAATCTATTTACCGGCTTCGGTATGGGCGCAGATGAAGCCCGAAACTTTTCGACCGAAGTTCTAAAGCTTACAAACGATTTAGCTTCATTTAATAATCTATCGACCGAAGACGCACAACGTCGAATGATGTCGGCTTTAATGGGGGAAAGCGAGAGTGCGAAAGGCTTAGGGGCTTCGATACTTGAAACACAACTAAAAGTCGCTTCACTAGACGCCGGTTATGGCGAATATAGTAACACTATGGACGAAAACACAAAGATTCAAATTAGATACCACGCTATCTTAATGCAATCGAAAAACGCCGTAGATGATAGTAAAAGAAGTATAAATAGTTATGTCGGTCAAATGCGAGTGTTTAACACGTTAATCGAACGGGTGGGGTTAGCCTTCGGGGAAACACTACTTCCGGCGGTAACGGCTACGATAAGCGTCATTAATGACATAATTCGATACTTAGCAGATAACGCGGTAATTTTAGAAAGTGTAGCGGTCGCGGTGGCTTCAGTTGCTACGGCTTATTACGGTCAAATAGTAGCCTTAAAGCTTTATCAAATGTGGCAACTACGGGCGTTATTAACTCTAAAAGCTATGACAATCGCGCAAAATCTTTTTAATATAGCACTACGAGCGAACCCTATAGGATTAGTAGTAACGGCGGTCGGCGCTTTAATCGGCGCTTTATATTATCTTTGGAACACAAACGAGAAAGTAAGATATGCTTTTGTTTACGGGTGGGAAGTTATGAAGAACGCTATAGCCGTCTTCGTGAACGTGTTTAAGACGCAAGTAAACGGGATTATAAGCGTTTATAATTATATAGCCGAAACAGTAGGAAGAAAGCCTATTGACTTAATCGTATTAACTCATATTAAAGGCTTAGACGAAATAGACAAAATCGCAAAAGCTAAAATGCACGTCGCGGACGCTTCGGGGGCTAAAAACCCTTTAGCGAGTGGAAACGGTTCAATAGGTGGAAAAGGTGCTTCAAGGGGCGCGGGAAGTGGTTCAGATGATAGCGATTCTTTCTTTCAAACTTTCAGTAAAGGAAGTTCTTCAAAAAGTGGCGGAAATGGTACACTAAACACGGGAAATATTAACATAACAATAAATCAAGCTTCGGGCGAAAATAACGACGCTTTAATAGATAGACTTACGATAAGAATAGCGAACGAATTCAGTATAGCCGGTAAATTAGCCGGTGTAATATAAAGGGGCTATAAATGGCATTTTATCAAAACGCAACGTTCGAGGAACTTTTAGGGCTTATTCCCGACCCCGAAGTAATCGAGCAGTTCCAAAAATGGAACGCAAGAAAACAAGATAAGCTTAAACCGTACGAAGTAACTTTAGACGGAAAAATAGTTAAAGCCTTCGGCGATTTAGACTTTACGGACGGAAGAAAGTCAATCACTTACGAAACTACTTACGGGGACATATACACACTTAAAGGGAAGCGAAAACCGAAGACCCTTATACTTAATTTTATTATAGAGTATAAGCCCGAAGAGGTCGGCGGGAATATGCAAGAAATGAAGCAACACGTAGCAGATTTAGAAGCATTAAAAAAAGCGCATAAAGCCGTCGATTTTTCAGTAAGCGAAATTGATGTTTCTTATAACGTGACTATAGAAATGTTAAGAGTAACTTATAGGGGCGTCCGTGATATATACGTACAAGCCGAACTACTAGAAGCGAACGAAGATGATAATATCTATTAACGGGAACGACGTCACTAAATACGTCGCAAAGTTCAGTTTTGAAACCTCTTTAGATGATGTATTTTCTACTGTAAAATTCTCACTTCCTTTTAAGTATTACGTAGATAAAAGAATAACGGTATTTAGTAAAGTAGAAGCTTCGAGCGGTGGCGGTGCTTTTGAATTTAAAGGTAAAATTATAAATACCGAAGTAGACAACGTTCAAAGAGTAAATTTAACGATAGTAAGTAACGAATTCGGTCTTTCATCTTATGAAGAAATGTTTAAAATAAATAAAATTTCGGCTACTGAAGCTATAGAAAAAGTTCTATCATACTACGACGGAAGCATAACGGTAGACGGCTTTAATATGGGAACAAAAATCACACAGTTCTACAAAAACGATACTATTATTTCGATAATAGACGATATTATTTCCCAACACGAAGGAAATATAGGACAACGAATTTATAGGACTTTCGAAAATAACGTTCTTTATATCTTTACCGACCCGAAGCCGTACGAAGTAGAACTTAAAGCGAGAATATCAAACCTTAAACTTTCTTACAATGGCGAAGACATAAAAACGAAAGTGAAGGTATATACCGAAGAGAAGAAAAAAGTAAGTGTTATCGAAGAAGCAGAAAATAAAAGTATGGTAGAAAAAGCCGGACTTATTCAGAAAGTACACAAAATAAAAGCGAAAGAAAAAAATCAAGCCGAACTTATAGCTAAAAATATATTAACCGCGTACGGTTCGGAAAAAAGAACGGGGTCTTTTGATATGCTAGGGGACTATAACGCCCGTATAGGGTCGAAGGTAATGTTAGAAGACCAACGATATATTATAAGCGGTTTAAAGCACACTATAGACGATGAAATTCATCTTATGAAAGTCGAGGTTTTACAATATGACAAACAATAATAAATTAGTAGAAATATTTAGGGCATTAAAAAACCCTTCGAAGTTTGGATTATTAATCGGCGAAGTTATAGAACCGCTTCCAAATATTAGTATAAAGATTCACGGGGATATATTTTTAGATAAAGACGACCTTATCTTTTCGGCTTCTATGCTTAAAGACTACGAAAGAGAATACAAAATAGAAAGTACCGACGCACAACTTAAAGGCGATAAGTTGGATAGTTCGGGAATGGACTTTAGCGCTACCGCACCTTCGGGCTTCGTTTTGGATAGTGTAGGGGCTTCGGCAACACCGCGACCCGTTGTTAGTGTTCCGGAAGGTGGAGCGACAACGGCTTATGAAGCAAACGCGACGGACTTCGACCAAAACGCGACGGACTTCAAAAGTACGGGTAAAATCACACTTACAAACGAATTAATAGCGGGGGATTTAGTGGCTATAATCGCTTCGGATAGCAATCAATTATTTTATGTAATGGATAAAGTTCTATCTTTTGAATAGGGTATAATATGAGAATAAAAAATAAAGGTCTTAAAAAATGTTCAATTATGACTATTTAGACGAACTTGAAATAGACGGCGAAAACGGTTCTTCTTTAGATAGTGGGCGTTTTGTTTTAGGGATAGACTTCAGAAACGGCGGGGCTATTATGGCGAACCGTGATTTAAGAAAAATCGACGAAGTAGAAGCAATATTACAAAAGATTCTAAAATACCTAAAGACTGAAGCCGGTTCTTTCGTAATATATAATCCGGAAAACAATTCAGAAAACGAAATATACGGAACAACTCTTTATGAAACAATCGGGCATACTTTCACGACCGTAGTCTTATCTAAATATGTTAAAGAGATAACGAAATATATATTAGCGGTAAAAGGTGTTTTAAATGTCGAAAGCTTCACGATTCAACCGGTAGAAGATAAGCTACTTTTAGGCATATATATAAAAACAATATACGAAGATATAGAGATAAAAGAAGTCTTAGACTTAAATTATGACTTATATCAAAAAGGGGTTTAAAGTATGAGCGATATTATAGAAAGACAAAAAAAGAAGTTTTTAGACGCATTACCGGACACGTACGACAAAACCGAAGGTTCGGTTATAGTAGATTTAGCAACGGCGAACGCAGTAAGTAACGAATACTTTTATTTAGAGTGGGAGCGTGTAGAAGATTCTTTAGATTATAGAGTAGCAACCGGCGACGACTTGACAACAATATCGACAAACTTCGGAATATTTAGGCTTACGGCTATACCTTCTTCGGGTGAAGTAACAGTAATCGGAAATTCAGGGGTAACAATTCCAAAAGGTTTTATATTTGCGAATGATACGACGACCTACTCTACTGATTATTCGATATTAATTCCTTCAGGTGGTTCGGTTAAAGTTAATGTTACTTCGACGATAGAAGGACTTTCGAGTAATACAATAGAGAATACAATAGTTAAAATCCCTATTTCTTTGTCCGGTGTTACTTCAGTAACGAACGTTCTAGCATTTTCAAACGGGGCAGACGAAGAAAGCGACGAAGACCTTCGCGAACGTGTAGAATATGCGATTAGATACCCCGCTACAAGTGGAAACGTTAATAATTATTACTTATGGGCGCGGGAAGTAGAAGGGGTCGGCGGTGCGCGAGTTATCGTCAAGCCTACGGGCGCGGGAAGTATGAGAATAGCAGTTTCTAACGACTTAAACGAAGTAGCACCGCAAACGCTTTTAGATGATGTAGAAATGAATATAAGACTTAAAAGACCGGCAACGTCGGGAACTTTGGAAGTAGTAAGTATCACGGTTTTAGATATAGATATAGCCGTTACCGGTGTAACTTTGGATAGTTCTTCGGGCTTAGACTTAGCGGACGTATTAAACAATATTATAAGCAACTTAACGGAACACGTAAACGATTTTAGTGTAGATACTATAGAAGTCGCTTATGCCGGTATTGTTCGCGTCGTGGTTAATACTTTAGGGGTCGCGAATTATGAAAATGTTTCAGTAAACGGCGGGACGGATAGTATTCCTATTACGGGGAACGACCTTCCAAAAGCGGACACGATAACGGCGGTCGCATAATGAAAAGAGAACCCTTTAAATTCATAACAACGGATTCGCAACCCGAACCGACAATTTCTACTATAAACGAGTTTCAAAAGGGTACAAGCTTAATAAATTATCTTCCGAACTACTACAATAAGACGGCGGGGACGTGGAAGGATTTAGGGGTAGCTTTTGACGCTACGACTTACTTATGGGAAGAAGCTTCGGCACAGTTTAGAAACGGGTTTATTTTTGCTTTAGCGAATGAAGAACAATTATCGTATTTAGAAGAAATATTTTTTATTCCCGACGGTAGCGCTTTAACTTTAGAACAAAGAAGAGGAAGACTTTTAGCGAAGTACCTTCCGAAAGCGACAACACTTCAAAAGGTGTTAGAAATAGCTATGACTTTTTACCCGAACGAAGTCCCATATATTAGTGAAGTCGAAGCGGATTATACTTTAACAATTTTCTTTACTCAAATGAAAATAATCCCTTCAGATATAGACATTTTTAGGGAAGCAATCGAAAGCATATTACAAGCGGATTTAGACTTTTTTGTAAGGCTAGACGCAAACTTATCGGCTTTTGAACACGAAACACTACACACGATAACAAACGGAAACTTAACAGTTTATAAGCACGGTTAAATAAAAAAAGGAAGGTATAAAATGAGTACACAAACCCCAAATATCGGATTAGAAAAACCCGCACCGGCGGAATTCTACGACATAGCAATCTTTAACGCGAATAGCGACATAATCGACAACGAAATAACGGACGCTAAAGCCGGAAGCACCGCGAGAGTCTTCAAGGTTAAATCTTCAACGGCAAACGAAGACGCCGTTAATATTGCAACCGGCGACGCACGTTATGCAAATAAAGCAACAAATCAAACGGCTTTAGATTTAAAAGCGGATAAGGCGACGACCTACACTAAAACAGAATTGGACACTTCTATAGGTCTTAAAGCAAATCAAGCGACAACCTACACGAAAACGGAAGTCGATAGTGCGAACAATGCGCAAAACTCAACTATAGCCGGAAAAGAAACACCAACCGGAGCGCAAGCGAAAGTTAATACACACGCCGGTGTAAAAAGTTCTTCTACGGCTTACGGACACGCTAAAATGAGTGTAAGCGGTAGCACCTTAACAATTACAACGACTTAGGGGGATTATATGCCTTTAATATTTAACGGGGTAACAATACCCGAAGACGTCGCTAATGCTTTAAAGTTCAACGGTACGGATATAGAAACGGTTATTTTTAACGGGGTCGAGGTTTGGAAGCAATCTTTATTTTTTGCCGTATGGAGTGGAAGTTCGCTCGTTAATTCGGGGAGTGAAGGGCTTTTAGTATCGGGAAGTAATTTTAAAGCAAAAGCAAGTAGTTCGGGGTGGTTATCGGCTTTTACTGATGGTACTTTTACGAATGGGTCTTCAGATACCGGACTTGCTCAATATACGGGCTTTGCAGTAGGTTCGGGAACTTTTAACGGTTCGCCAAATTCAACATATTTGACGGCGTGCGGAACGAATAATTCAGGGAAACCAAATTGGTCGCTAACCGGTGTTTCAACGGTTAGCTATACTATTGGAGTAGGGTTCACTAAAACAGGGTCAGACCCTTCGAGTTTAGAAGTTTCAACGGGACAATTAAGAGTCTCACACGGATCATCAAAAGGCGCGTGGATAACATTAAATTAAAAAGGAAAAAACAAAATGAAATTACATTTAAACTATGACGGAAATCAAACAAACGGAATTATATTTAATAGTAAATATACAAAAGGAGCATTATTTAACGGTGCAGAATTCAAGCCGAAATTGTCGTTTGAATTTGACTCAATGCAAATGAGTGAAGTTTTTGAAATATACGATAGTGTTACACTAAATAATACAAAAAGAGTAATGACGGAACAAGAAGTTCAAGAAGTAAAAGCAATCGCGAAAGAATGGGTTCAAGCTTTAGGACAAGAAGGCAACCCGAACGAAAAGCAAAAGCAAGAAGTTAAAAACAACAAAGCACGTCAATATCTAAACGAAACAGACTTTTATATAGTTCGATTTTCAGAAACGGGAAAAGTAATCCCTAAAAATATTTTAGACAAACGAGCCGAAGCCCGTCTTTCGATAATAGAAGAAGAACCAAAAAAATAGCTATAGGGGGATTTTCCTTCTATAGCCTTTTTTAAAGTCTTTCAATATCCTATATTATAAAATAAGATATAATACATTTTCAATTAAAACAAAAGGTTAAACAATGGGAAAAATTATAACAGTAGGACTTAATCAAAAAGGCGGGGTAGGTAAATCTACAATAGCGACAAATATAGCGGTAGACTTAGCGAGAAACCGTCCGGACTTAAACATAAGGGTATTCGATACCGACGTAGAACTTACGGCGTCTATGGACTTCTTCGAGGAACGTATGATAATCCCGTCTATAAAATGTTCGGTTATAGAACACCCCGAAGAGTTGGAAGAGGTTATATCCTTCGTAAATGCTTCGGATAAAAATATAGCAATTATAGACAATGCCGGAATGAGTACGGAAGTTACAGAAAGTTCGGTAGCAATTACGGACCTTTTATTTATTCCTTTTAGAATGAGTAGCAAGGACTTAAAAGCTTTAGGGTTATTTATAGAGTCAATAAACAAAGCAAACGGAAGAGGTTCGACAATAGAAAGCTTCTTAGTTCCAAACTATATTTATGCAAATGCACACGTAAGCAAAGTTAAAAACAAGCTAAAACCACTTATAGAAAGTGGGTTTAAATTCGGTAGCGGAATAAAGACCCGTAACAGTTACACGGATAGCGCGGAAGTCGGAAAGAGTGCTTTAGAATATGGCGACATAAAAGCCGGAAAAGAAATCTTCTATTTAGTAGAAGAAATATCAAAAAGGGTATAGAATGAATAACAAATTAGATTTAATTAAAAAGGCTTCACAGAAAGCACCACTTAAAAGAGTAAAGAAAGATATTCCAACGGCGAAGCTTATTCGTCAAAATCAATCTTTTAGTATAACGGAAGATATTGTAGATTTAATCGGTAGCTTCAAGAAGGGGGCATTATCTAAAGCAGTTAAGACCGCCTTACTTTTAGCGGATAAAAAAGGTCTTTTAGATGAATATAAAAACGAAGTCATTTAATAACCCTTTAGGCGATTATCCTTCGCTAGACGATAAAGTATCGGCGAAGATGAAAAAAAGGGCTAAAAGTACCCTCAAAACTAAGATTATCACTAAGAAAGGGGTAAACAAATTCGAAACCCCGTTAGAAATCGAAGAACAAAAGACTTTAGTCGATTATTGCGAAGCTATGGGCTATTTATCCTTCGCCGTTCCAAATGCCGGAAAACGTGGAAAGACCGCACAACGTAACGCAAAGAAAGAAGGCATTTTAGAAGGTGTTTCCGATTATGTCGTATTCCTTCCTAAAGTGATTCTATTTATCGAAATGAAAAGAAGACCGGTAAAACTTCGTAGCGGTAAATTATCCGTTTCACACACCACAACAACGGACGCACAAAAGGCTTTTGTCGCACGGGCTAACGAATACCATTATTCTATGGCTAAAGTTTGCTACGGGGCAGATATGGCGATAAAGTTTATTCAATCGGCTATGCTATAATTACCTTTTAAAATCTAATTAAAAAGGGTAAACAATGGCAGATATTCCACTTATAAAGACGGGAAGCTTAGACGATATTACGGAAAACGGGACTTCTTATTTCGAAGACGGTGTAACGGGAACGCCTAAAGGTATTTCGGCGGGGCTTTTCACTAACGAAATAGTAAAACGCGAAGCAATACGAAACAAGATAGTTTCTTTCACTATGGAAGTAGGAAGCGACGGAAACGTAGCTTACGGATACAAGAGTACACAAACAACGGGTATTTCTTACGGCGGTATTTCAAGTAATAAAGAAGATATTTTTTCTTTTAGAACTTTAGACGCAACGTATCACGATACGACTATGATTTTAGATGATGGCATTAAATGGGTCGCTAAAATAGAAGTAGAGATAGACGGGGACACTTACGAACTAACTAAAGACGGTAAGGGCTACACGAATACAAGTATAGAACTTCGACACGCTATTTATGAAGTAACAGACCAAACGGAGTATAAGACTATTGAAGTGAAAGTAAAGCTTATCGGAAACGAAAGCGATACTATTATCTTAGTAAACCAAACCGTAAGAGGGTTAGAAAATTATCACGATAAGCACTTATCAACATATACACGTTTCGTTTACCCTTCAGAAGTTATTTATGAAGGTAAAGACGCCTATAGTCAATGGGTTAAAAATGAAGCTACTTATACTTACGCTTAGTATTGCGACACTCTTAACGGGGTGTAGTCAATTAAAAAACGGTAATGTTTCTTCGTATGACGTAAATTGTAGTAAATGCACGGTACAAATGAAGTTTGATATAGAAAAAAGGCAAAAGCATTTAGACATTAAAGGCTTATAGTTACGTTATAATTTCGACTTCGCGCCCCGTTCTTTATTAACCTTTTGTTTCGGGGGCGATTTATAATATAAGATAAATTTTATATTTTTGTGATATACTTTCGCTATCTAAATCGTTTTAGATATGTTCTTAAATTTAGTTTTGTTAATATTTTCTAATAGCCCTACCAAAAGAGCGATAGACTACACTTTCGAGTGTAGGACTATTAGAGAATAATTAGTTGCTCTTTTGGTAGGGTGCAACTCTTTATTCTGAAATTCCCACACTTTAAAATATTCACTTCAATTTAACCGACTTTAAATCTTATTAATAAAAAAACTTTGATAATAGAAATATTATCGTATGGAGTGGTTTTCTAGTATCCACATACCGACGGCTTATCTGTAAGCGAAGAAAACTTTTATACTTCTAAACGATACGACTTTAAGTAGTGTAGGCGTAGATAATACGGGGGAATAGCGTCCGCCCCGTTAAATGTATAATCGCCCTTAACGGGGGTATAGTGTAGCGTAACGTACGGCTCCGAAGTCATATTTTATGAAGCATACTTTTAACCGAATTAGCTTTAAACGGCTTTTTCATAAGGTCTTAGTATGCTTCGCTTCACTTCCTTCCAAAGTCATAACTACTATAAGAGATAAAGTTAATATATATAAAGGCTATATATGACTATTACTATTAATACAAGATATAAACAAAAGAGATTAGAAAAGATACAGAATAAAAACAGAATAAGAAAACATAAGTATTTTAAATATATTAATAGCTTAAAGGCTTAGATTATGATTAAATTAGAATTAACATTAGAAGAAAAACAAGACGCGAATTATATGAATATAACAAGTATTATAAATCAGTTGTCAAAAGATTTATTTATGGGCGAAAGAATTTATAAATATGACATAGACGCTTTAAGTTTACGAATAAATGAATATTACGAGTTAAAAAAAGAAGAAGATGAAAAAAAACCCCCTTCGGTGGAAATTCCTATAGTAGAAATGCCGTGCTTATAAAAAGCTATAATAGTAAAAAGGTTTAATATGCTAAAAGAAAAAACGAACTACGAGTTCGCAAGAAGTGGAAATAGTCTTAGGGTCATTAAAGACGGTTCAATAGTGGCGCAAGGCTTCGACGAAGAGGAAAGCGCTTTAAAGGCTATCCACGTAATAGAGGGAAGTAGGAAAGACTTTTATAGCTTCGAAGGTGGAGTAGTTTATAGAAACATAAGAGTTCAAGACTATAAGGAGTAGATACAATGATAGATTTAATAGCTATAGGGGTAGGCGGTCTTTTAATCTATAGTTTGATACTTTGGACGGCTTCGAGAGTTAGACGGCACTATAGGAAGAAGAAGGCGATTAAAGATAACGATTATTCGCTTACTTTTATGTAATGGATAAGATAACGGAAGGGGCTTCTTTCGCTTTTATGGTTATGAATGAATTAATACGAACTAGAAAGCAATTACTTAATGAAGAAAATCCCAAACTAAGAAAAGCATTAAATAAGCACTTTCAAAATATAAATACAATACACGAAAAACAAAAGGTTAATTATGAAGACAACGAAAAAGATAAGTCGTGGAGTTCTTAAAGACTTCGCGGTATTAAACTTCGCGGGGGCGCTTTTAGAAGTAAGCCTACACGAAAACAAAGACGCGATAAGACGTAATTCAGACAATAAGAACTACAAGTTAAATAAACGGATAGATAGACGGATTAAAACACTTCGAGAAAAGACGAAAGAAGTTTTAACCGGTATAGGTTATCAATGCGACGAAAACGACGAAGCCTACGCGAAGAAGAGATTAAAGAATGTAGGGGTTCTTCTTTATTGGTTCGAGAGTATGAATATAGATTTAAACTTAGAACTATTAGCGCTTAATATTTTGTTCGTAAATTTCGACCCCAACGAAAGACAAAATCAGACTTTACACGAAGATTATTTATACTTCACAAAGAGCGAAAATTATTTAGATGATAATGCCGAACTAATCGGGGAACTACTTTCAGATGATAAAGAAACCGAAATGTTCCTTTTATCTTACGAATGTATAGAGAAATTAAAGAGATAAAAGGCTTCTAACCTTAAATAAAGGTATATACCTTTAGAGTCATTTTAAAGGGGGTAGAAGGAAAAGTAGCCTTCACCCGTACGATTAATCGTTTAACGTGCCGTTTCGAGTTCTTCCACGTGGGCGGGACTTTCGAGCAAGTTACCGACGGCGGGAAAATGGCGCTATTTTCCAAATAATAAAGAAACCTTAAAAGATATTATAAGATAAGATAAGATAAGATAAGATTTATTAAGTTTTATCTTATGTTAATAGGTATATACTTTCGAAAACAAACAAAAGGTTAAATTATGAGTAAACCATATTTAGAACTAAGCGACGAAGAATATAACAATATAGGCGGGTATAGAAGTACGGGAATAAAGAACATTATAAAGTACGGAATGTTTGACTACTTAAAACCCGAAGGTATTAAGCGCGGTGGTGTAGCTTTAGACTTCGGTATATATTTCCATAAGTTAGTTTTGGAAGAAGAAACAGTAGCCGACGAATACGCTTTACCGCTAGAAATGGAGTACCCCGAAATAATAGGGCTAAATAAGAACACTACGGCTTATAAGGACGCGAAAAAGCTTTACGCCTTAGAGAATATCGACCGAACTATAATAACCGCTGAAGACCACTCTTTAGCCCACAAAATGAAAAGCGTCGTTATGAATAGATACGGGAAGATTATAGAACGTGCGAAGAAAGAAATAGTCTTTAGCTATACGGACGAAAACGGTATTAAAAGAAATTGTAAAGTAGACATTTACGACGAAGCTACGGGTAATATGTTCGACTTAAAAAGTAGTGCTGAAGAAATACACTTAGATAATGTTAGATATATTTCGGCGAAGTACGGTTATGACACTTCGGGGGCGTGGTACTACGACGTTATTAAAGGCGCGGGTGGCGACGTGTCCGGCTTCGGGTTACTCTTTAGCAGTAAAGCAGACTATAGGGCTTTATTGTATCGTCCTTCGAACTTCTTCTTAGAAATAGGACGGGCGAAGTATGGGAAGGCTTACGAAAAGATTATGAAGTATGAAAAGGAAGGAATTATAGACGACGCCTTTATAGATTTAGACCCTTCTTATAATGAGTTAAAAAAATACGGTTACGTGGAATAAAAAAACAAAAGGTTAATAAAATGTATAAAGATATAAACGGAATATTTACAGAAAGACAAAGCGAAAACTATAAGATAGAAAAGAAGGTTTTTAGGAGTGATTTTTTTACTATGGGAAACCCCGAATTTAACGGACAGATAGACGGCGACAAAATAACGGTTTTAACAGATACAAGTAGAGACGAAATAATTATGTCAAATTCAGTTATGGAAAAAAGAACGAACACCGACTTCGTAACACGTGCTAACGGCGACGTATTAATAGCGGGTTTAGGCTTAGGGCTTATTATATTAGCAATACAAGACAAACCCGAAGTTAAAAGCATAACAATAGTAGAGATAAGCGAAGAATTAAAAGACTTCATTTTAGAAGAATTAGAAGAACACTTAAACTATAAAGTAAAGATAGTAATATCGGATATAAATACCTTTGAGCCTTCGCAGAAATATGACGTTATTTATTTCGATATATGGAACAATACAAGCGGGGGAAATTGGGACAATATGCGATATTTAGACGATAGTTTTCATTTACAAATTAACCGAAAAAATAAAAATTCTTTTATGGATAGTTGGAGAAAAAAAGAAACTATGGAGTTTTATTACGAATAGGTATATACTTATTTAAGCTTACTCTTATGTTAAAAGGTATATACTTTTAATCAATAAAGAAACAAAAGGTTTAACAAATGAAAGATTTAAAAAGAATTACAAGATTATCAAAAACAATCTTAACGGCGAAAGAAGTTAAAGCGATTAAAATTCACGAAGAACGTGCAGAATGTGGAAAAAATGAAACTTACTTTCACTTCTTTAGAGAAATATTAAATACAAGTAGTTACGGGGTGGCTTCTATTGAATGGTATTTAGAAGCTTCGGACGAATTACTTTTAAATACGCTAAAAGAAGTTAAAGAAAATAAAATAGAGATACTTTCTAAAATGGAGGTTATTTAATTATGAAAACTTACACTAAACAACAAATCGACAACGGTATGCGAAAAGTTTTTACTTCACTTAAAACGCCTTCACTAAGAAAAGAAGTTTTAGACTTCGACGGTTTACTTTATGATACTGAAGACGGTAAATTTCAAATGGTAGTAAGACTTAGCGACGGTAGCTTTTTCGGACTTGAAAAAGATAGTAACGGCTTCGACAAACTTTGTCCCCCTTACGGTGCAATACAATCTATAAAGGGTATGTAATGAATATCAACTACTTAAAAAAAAGAGCGAGAGCAATCCAAACCGAAGGCGTTCAAATCAAAGTTTATGAAGTTAATAGAAGAAACCCTATAGCAATAATGATAAACGACGGGGACGAAGAAACTTTTCAAGGAAGCAAAGAAGCCGACTTATACCTTCAAGGGATTAACGACGCTATGGACGCTTTAAAGAAAATATATATATTCAAAAAAGTATAAGCGGTTCGAACCGCTTCTTCTATCTTATAAGATAATATAAGACAATTTAAGCTTAGAAAGTATATACTTACAAAAATAAACAAAAGGTTTTAAAATGGCTAACGAACTACAATTAACAGAAAACGAAAAGAAGGTTATTAAGAACAACTTTTTTCCACAAAATGCAAGTACGGAAGATATGCGCTTTTGCATGTCTATAGCTAATCAATTCGGATTAAACCCCCTACTAAATCAGATTTATTTTGTAGGTAGAAAAGCGAAAGTCAATAATCAATGGATAGAAAAAGTTAGTCCGATGGTAGGGCGTGACGGCTTCTTAACAATCGCACACAAAAGCGGTAAATTCGGCGGGATAGAAACAAAGACGACTATTAAGCAAGTTCCAACCTTCAAGGGTGGGGAATGGATAGAAGAACGTGATTTAGTGGCTATCTGTAGCGTATTTAGAACGGACACCGAAAGACCCTTTATAGTTGAGGTAGCCTTTAAAGAATACGCCGGAAAAACAAATCAAGGCGAACTTACTAAGTTTTGGAAGGAAAAGGGCGCGACAATGTTAAAGAAGGTCGCAGAAAGTCAAGCACTAAGAAAAGCCTTTAACGTAAGCGGTATATATGCCGAAGAAGAGTTAAACGACATAAACCCGACAATAGACACACCCGAACCACAAAAAGAGCATAGCGACGACGTGACGGCTTTAATTACTAAAGATATGAGCAACCAAAACGTTAATATCGTAACGGGAGAGGTTACGGACGACCTTTTAGAAAATGTAGACGTGGAAGCACCGGCTTATTTAGAACCGGAAGACCAACCCGAAAACGTTAATCAAGGCGTTTTAGAAATAGACGTATAAAGGCTAAACAATGAAAGATTTAATAGTAAACATAACCCCCGCAACAGTAACGGCGAACTTCGAAGACCTTCACGCTTATTTAAGTATCGAAGTATCGAAGTACGACATAAAAGTAACCGAAGAAAAGGTTAAAGACGCGAAGAAGTTAGCGACCGAACTTAATTCAGTATCGAAGGGAATTAATGACATCAAGAAAAAGCAATTAGCAATACTTGAAGCACCGGCGAAAGAGTTTAAAAGACAAATCGCAGAACTAAACGACATAGTTCAAGGCGGACGAACGAAGATACTTTCGCAAGTGAAAATCTTCGAAGATGAAGTTCTTCAAGACATTAACGACCTTATCGTAGTCAAAGAGTTAGACGAATATATAATTCAAGATTTAAGCGAAGACTATTACGGTGTAAACTTTAGTGATTTAATCCTCTTAGGAAGTGTTACTAAAAGCGGGGCATTAACTAAGAAAGTAAACGACGAAATAGTAGCCCGTGTCGCGAGTGCAAAGCAAAAACAAAAGTTAGACGAAGCCGACGCCGAAAAAGAAGCCCTACGGTTAGAAGCTGAAGTAAATAAAAGAGTAGCAGAACAACGCGAAAGAGACATAAGAGCCGAAGCCGATAAGAAGATAGACGAAGCTAAAGAAAGCTTCGTAGGTGAGTTAATAGATAGCTTTACAAGACCAACAGAAACACCGCTTAAAGAGCAAGAAGCACCTATAGAAGATAAAATACCCACACCGGAAGGAAAGAAGCTTTTAACGATAGATATAAGCTTTAATATCTTAGTGCGAGAAAGTGCGCAAGAAGATAAGGTTCTTTTGAAAATGAGAGAACTATTATCAAACGCCGGTATTCCGGAACTAAGCAAAATAACGATAAGGGGATAAGATGGATAAGAAAACAAGAAAATCAAACGTAAAAGAAAAGAAGGTTTTAGGAAGCTACAAAATGCGTCCTTCAGTAAAGGCGGAAGCTATGAAGTTTATCGCCGAAGATACGGAAGTTAAGAGTTTTAACGACTTCTTAGAGATAGCCGTCTTAGGTTACATAAAAGAACAAAGAAGAAAACCACGACTTCACAAAAAGCAAGGTAAACTTATAGACTAAAGATATTATAAGATAATATAAGATTAAAGCTTCTTTTAATATATAAAGGTATATACTTTTAAACATCAAACAAAAGGTTTATTATGAAAGTATCAATCGCAAACAGTAGAACGGACTTAGCTATAGAAGGTGACGTTATCGAGGTAATGTTAGACTTAGCAGACTTAAAACTTTCAACTATGGAAGGAAGAAAGATTATCGACGAAGTACAAAAAACACAAAACGATAAATTTATTCCAAAAAGCGACTATGCAATAGAAAGCGGGATAGAAGTAGGCTTTATTCTTCGCCCTTTATCACTTGATTTAATCTTAGTTATGTTTATGCACGATAACGGCGAATATACGGTTAAATGCTATTCAGACACAAACAGTAAACCGTATATTAATTTATATAACTATTGCAACGGTGCGAAGTAATGATTTACGGCGGGACGGTATGGAAAATAATTCAATTAGTTTTACTTAAAAACCCTTCTTTAACAGTATCGCAAGGGGCGCAAATAGTGCGCGAAATCAAAATAGCTTTAAAGGCGGTAGTATAAATGTTAATATACGAATTAAAAGCCGGTGTTCCTTATGTGACACAAGTTATACACGGCTTCGACGAAAGCGACATAAGCACGTTTAAAACAAACTTCCAAAAGATACACGAAACACACCGTTCGGCGGTTCGACTTCTTCAAGATGGTTTAGTTTATGTAACGGGGAATTCAGCAGTAAACGGCGACGGTGTAACACCACGTCGCAACTATGCGCACTATTTAGATAAAGGGGAGTAGATGGAAGACTTCAGCGGTTTAAAGTCAAACGATAGCTTAGAACGTGCTTACAATCGGAACGGCGGACGCCTACCGGTTAGCGAAGCGGAAGAAGTTTTAAAGATGAAAAAGTATCTTATCAAAAACAAGAAAAACGATACTAAATATCTACGCGATTTTATGAGTTTTGAAGACGGTAAAACGTGGATAACGAATACTTTAGATTTATCTTTAGAGTGGGAAATTATGGAGGTTATAAAATGAAAAAAGCAATAGTTTTAGAATGGGTCACAAAAGTAGACCAACGGGGCGAAAGCGAAACGATTAATATCGACTTCGCAAACCCGAATATATACGCCGAAGATATGATTATAGCTATAGGGGCTTTAGTGAGCAAACTAAGCGAACAAACCGGAGTAGATAAGGCTAATATACTGAAGGAAGTTAAAAAGCTTCTAGTAAACAATAAGCATATAGTAAGGGCTAATTAATGGTAGAAAGCATTTTAACGGCTATAGCCATAAGTAACGTCTTTATGTTTATATCTTTGGTTTTAATAGGTCGAGAATATAATAGACTATGGAATAGATACGTAGAAAGCGAAAAGAAGTATTTACGTATATTGTTAATTGTAAATGATACGATTAAAAAAGAAGACCTTAAGGAAAAGGAAGACAATGTTCAATAAAGTAATTTTAGTCGGGAATTTAACCCGCGATATAGAACTAAGATACACGCAAGGCGGAACGGCTATCGCAAAGACGGCTATAGCGACTTCGAGAAAGTTTACAAGCAACGGCGAAAAGAAAGAGGAAGTTTGTTTTATAGATATAACTTTCTTCGGAAGAAGTGGCGAAGTAGCAAATCAGTATCTTCGAAAAGGAAGTAAGGTTTTAGTAGAAGGGCGTATAGTCTTCGAACAATGGGTAGATAATAACGGACAAAAAAGAAGTAAACATAGTGTAGCGGTCGAGTCTATGCAAATGCTAGACACGAAAGGCGATAATCAAGGACAACAACAACCGGCACAACAAAACGAACCGCAACAGTATCAATCCCGCAACGATAGACAATCGACGGGAACTTATGGACAACAAGCCCCGACCGTCTACAAAGACAAAAACGGAAGACCAACACCGCCCCCGAATAGTGTTCCGGAAATAGATATAGACGAAGACGAAATTCCGTTTTAAGTGATAAAAGTATATACTTACAAACATTAAACAAAAGGTTATAAAATGAATGTATTAAGCTTATTCGACGGTATGAGTGGCGCACGTATTGCGCTAGACCGTGCCGAACTGAAGGTAGATAGATATTACAGTAGCGAGATAGATAAATATGCGATTAAAATAGCAGATAAGAACTACCCGCAAGACACCCCGCACCGCTTAGGAAGTGTTACAGAAATAGGACACGAAGAAATCCCCGAACAAATAGATTTACTTATAGGCGGTAGCCCGTGCCAAAACTTCAGCTTCGGCGGTACACGTAAGGGAATGACTTCGACGTGCGAAATAGAGATAACGACACTAAAGCAGTATTTAGAACTAAAAGCGGAAGGATTCGAGTTTAAAGGACAATCTTATCTCTTTTGGGAGTATATACGAATATTAAAAGAAGTGAAGCCCGAATACTTCCTTTTAGAAAATGTCAAAATGGCTAAAAAGTGGAAAGATATTCTTTCTGAAGCTATAGGGGTCGAACCTATAGAGATAAATAGTGACTTAGTTAGCGGACAAAACCGCGCCCGTATGTTTTGGACGAATATACCGCAAGGGGATAGCCTTAAAGACAAAGAAATCAGTTTACCCGACATAATGGACGACTTAGAGTATAAAGAGCATATAGAGCCGTTTAAAGAGTGCGTACGAAAAAACATAGTTCGGGACTACGATAGAATAATTACTTCAGATAAGAAGATATTCGTTTGTGAATGTACGAGCGGTTTTCAAGACAACAAAGTAGGGCTAAAAAAATCGCCGACCCTTCGGGCGGGAAACTCTTTTACTTTAGGAATGAAGGGCGGAACTATTAGAAGATTAACGCCTACGGAATGGGAACGACTTCAGACCGTGCCGGAAGGGTACACGGAAGGGGTAAGTAATACGCAACGATTCAGAATGTTAGGGAATGGCTTCACTATAGACGTTATAGCCCACTTAATAAAGTCTATAGGTGTTAAAGTATGTCCGTGTTGTAGAAGGGCTATATAATGATTAAAAACAATATGGAAAAGGGTGTTCGTCGTTCGCCCTTAATGACTTTAGCAATACGCAAGGGCTTAGGCTATGAGAGTGCGAGAGTAATTTTATCCGTAAAGTGGCGAAACACGTTTAGAGAATACTTCAAGGGGGCAAAATGAGAAAATATATATTTAGTATAAACGAAGCGGGTTATTTAGTAGCCCGTTTAATATACACGATACCCTTTAATAAAAGCGGGAAGTAATGGCTATTAAACCTTCAGTTTGGGCGAAAGCTAAAGCACTATTTGAAGCGGGTAAACCTTTAAGCGAAATCGTAACGGCTACGGGTATATCTAAAGGGCAAATATCAAAGAAGAGTAAGGCTAAAGGGTGGCAAAAGGAAACCACGAAGGAAACACTTAGCGAAGAGGTGGGCTTACTTATAATAGAAGACGAACTTTTAGAAGCAAAAGAAACGATTTTGCGAAAAAAGGAAACACTTTTAGAAACACCCGAAGCGAAAAAAGTTTATGCTTCAGACCTTCAACAACAACTTAGCGAAGCAAAAAAGACACACCGTTTAGCTTCCAACTTTCAAAACATTATCGAACTTAGACAAAAAGCAGACGCCGACGCGATAGAAATTCTTATACTTATGAAAGCGAGAGATTTAAAAGAAGCGGGGGAAGACTTAGACGCACGTTTAAGAGTAGAATTCAAGCATAGAGAATACTTATCAATAATTGGCGACTATGACGAAATGAAGAAGGGAGTAGAAGCAAACGACAAAGCTATGATAACGAAAGGGGAAGCACCACGACACGCCCCGAAGACCGACAATATAAATAATACTATTGTTTTAAAAGATAGCGACGAAGATTTTAAGGGGAAGTTTTAAAAATGGAACTAACAATAAATATAAAAATGGACGAAAACGAAATAGATATAGGCGAAGTAATGGAAGGAAAAAAAACAGATATAAAAAATGCTTCGATTATAAGTATACACTTTCAAGACGGGGCGCTTATTAGAATATTGGATAAAGCCGAAAAATGGGATAATCTACCCGAAGAAATAAGAGATAAATACGACAATGAGTAAAGCCCCTTCTTTCGACTTCGCAGAATTTAGAGATTATACCCGCAAGTATAGCCCCGTTTATATACCCCTATTCAATAACGAATTAAGATACGAAGTTGTTTACGGTGGAAGTGGTAGCGGTAAAAGCCATATAGTCGCTAGAAAGCTTTTGTATCGTCTTCTTTACGAGAAACACGTTAATCATAAATTTTTAATCGTCCGAAAGGTCGATAGAACTATAAAGCGTTCCGTCTTCGAACTTATGAAGAATATAATCGTTAAGTGGGGCTTATATAGCGACTTTACAATAAATTTAACCGATAAGACAATGACTTATAAGCCTACGGGGTCGCAGTTCCTTTTTACGGGTTTAGATGACGTAGAACGGCTTAAATCAATCGAAGGTATAACGGGCGTTTGGATAGAAGAAGCGACCGAATTAATGCAAGAAGACTTCGAACAACTAGATTTAAGAGTACGTGGAGAAACCGGAACTTTTAAACAAATCATAGTTACTTTCAATCCGATAAGTGCCGAAAATTGGGTTAAAAAAGTTTTCTTCGATAGCGGAATGAAAAACGTATTTATTTTAAAGACTACTTACTTAGACAATCAGTTTATAGACGCCGAATATAAAGACGTTTTGGACGCGAAGAAGCTAACAAATCCACGCTATTATAAAATCTATGCTTTAGCAGAATGGGGAACGGCGGACGGCTTAGTATTCGGAAATTTTAGTAGGCGATTAATACGCGAAGAAGAGATTAAAGGCTTAGAAGGGTTTTACGGGCTTGACTTCGGTTATTCTGTAGACCCTACGGCATTTTGTCAAAACTTCATTAACCACAAAGAAAAAAAGATATACGTTTATGATGGGTTCTACAATACCGGAATGAGCAATAGTCAAATAGCGACGAAGCTTATAGATTTAAAGGTACACAAGCACGAAATAGTCGCAGATAGTAGCGAACCGAAATCAATCGCAAGTATTAAGGCTAAAGGAGTCCCACGAATAAAAGGGGCTAAAAAAGGGGCGGATAGTATAAACGCCGGTATAGATTTTTTACTAGATTATGAGATTATTATTAATGCGCATTTAATCGAACAAGAAAAAGAGTTTTTAAACTACAGTTGGGCGAAAGATAGAAACGGAAGACAAACCGGTAAACCTATAGACGACTACAATCACTTTATAGATTCACTTAGATATAGTACCGAAAAGCTTCAGACCCGAAGAGGTAGGAGTGGGGGCGTTAAAAAGCCGTCCGGTTTATAAAATGATATAATACTAAAAACTTTTCGCAAAAAGAGGAAAAAAATGTATTTATTCGAATACCTACTTAGTTCAAAATATAAAAACTACTCACGAAATAGAGAAATCTTCGAGGAACAAAGCGCGGGTATTTTCCGTGCTTCAGTTAATAGCCGTATTAAATTAGAACTTATGGGTTCGGGTGCTATCGTTCAGGGCAACAACGTAATGACGGGTTACGATGGAAGTAACGCTTCTTATTCAAGTATAGACGACTTAGTAGTGCCGTCGAACCTTTTAAGTTCGGTAACTTCGACTTATATCTCTTTTGCTACAAATGGACGGGTAACATTTAACGGCGAAGAAAGCGAATATATGTCGCAAAAAGTTAAGAATATGATTAAAGAGCAATCTATCGGCGGTTCGTGCTTAGTCAAAATTGTAGAACACAACGGGCAACCATATATTAATATCTATAATTCAATTTCGTACTATGCTACACAAAACGAATTTATTCAAGACATTAACGAAAGCTATACTATTTTTAATCTGATTCAAGAAGATAACGGTGTAGAAGTTTACCTTTTGGAAGTACACAAAGAGAACGAAATAGTTTACGAAAAAATCAAACAAACTACTTTCGAAGAGAACGGCGAAAAGAAGCTTAAACGTGAGTATATAGACACGGAAATCGAAGGCTTACTACACAAAGAAGGCGAACACGGTGTTATCGTAAGTTATGAAGTAGTATCGAAGCCTATAGTAGCCGAAGTGACTAATTTAGTCTTCGGCGGGAAGAGTGATTATACAGATGATAACATAGCACTACTTCGCGAAATAGTTGTAACAAATACAATCAATTCACAAACTTTTGACAAAATATCAAACCCGCTTTTAGCACTTCCGGAAGAAGCTTTAGAGTATGACGAAAACGGTAACGCTTCGGTAAATCTTCGCGACCGTGTAGTAATTATTCGCGACGGTGGTATGAAGCCCGAACAAATCAGTTTAGAAAGCCGTATAGAACAAAGCGACCAACACCGCGCAAACTTAGAAAGTCAAATCTTCAGTTCTTTAGCGGTTAATCCTATAGCTTTAGGAATTGGCGGGGACGGAAATCTTTCGGGGATAGCTATCGAAAGAATGTTAAGTAATACGTCTTCGAGAGTTACAGAAAAAAGAAATAATATTGCGAAGACCTTCAAGCAACTTTTAGATATAGATATAGAGTTTAGCGACCCTATAGGCGAAAACTTTAAAGAAGACGTGATAACAACGAAGACGGCGGTAGACGGTGGCTTTATGAGCATACAAGAAGCGACGAAACGAATAGGTAACGAAGAAGATTATACACAGATTCAAAAAGAAGCTAAAGAAGCCGTTACGGGACTATACGAAGAATTCGAGAATTAAATAAATGCCTAAAGTAACGAAAGCTTCACAAAATAGAAGTGCCGAATATTGGCTTCAAGAAGCGAACCGTTTAGATTTAAAGGTAGATAGAGACGCTTTAAAGTTAGATAAACTTTACCGTGCGAAAATGAAAGTAGTTCAATCTCAACTAGAAAGATTTTATTCAGAATACGCAACTAAAAACGGTTTAGGTATGGACGAAGCGAAAGCCCTCTTAACACCTAAAGAGTTTAGAGAATTTAATAAGAAGCTTCGTTACTATATAAAATCGGGAAGGTATTCGGACGACGTGGCTTTTATGGCTTCTATGGAGCGAATGACGGGAGTATCTAAGATAGATAGATACCAACGGTTACAAGTGGAACTTAAAGCGAATATAAGCGATTTAAAGAAGGCACAAAAAAGTGTTAGTGAACAAAGCTTAGAAGAAAACTATAGCGAAACCGAAAAAGCGGTAAAAAATCAATTCCAAACCAACTTTAAACAAACATCACAAAGCAAAATAAGAGCGGTTATAAATTCAGAATTTCAGGGTCGCCGATTTAGTTCGAGAGTATGGACTCAAAGAAGCAACTTATCGGATAAGCTTTTCAAGACCTTAACGAATAACTTTTTAGAGGGGAATAATTGGAACGCTTTAAAGTCGGATTTAAAACGGTCTTTTGGTGCGACGGACTACGAAGCTAGACGTCTACTTATTACAGAAACCGCCCGAATTAATTCAATAGCAAAACAAAGCAGTTTTAGCGAAGCCGGTTTTGATAAGTATCAATATATCGCAGTCGGGGACGAAAGAACTTCGCAGATATGCAAAGACCACGACGACAACGTTTATTTATTGAAGGACCTTCAAGTAGGAGTAAACGCCCCGCCCCTACACGTCTACTGTAGAAGTACGACCGTACCTTATGAAGATATAGGCGAAGAAATTATTCCGCCGAAACCGAAACCGAAACCGAAGAAAAAGCCCCTTAAAGATATGAATAAAACGGAAGTCGAAAAAGAGATAAGCGACCTACAAAAAGAAGAGGACAAAAGAAGGGATATTTATCGTAAAAATATAGACGGTAAATATGATGAATTAGAAGTAGTCAAAACGGATTATAGAAAAGTTCGCGGGAAGACTGTTATCGGTAGCGACGAATATACTAAGAACAAAGACGCATATTATAAAAAGAAGAAGGCTATAGAAGCCGAAATAGAAGTCTTAAATGACTTAGATACTTTAGATAGCCGAAAGTATTACGAGAAATTCGCACCACTTGACAAACGCTATAAAGAGTTTTCCAAGCTAACACCGGAACAACAAAAAAAGAAAGATGATGATTTTATAGCAAATATAAAAGCAGTAGCAGAAAAGAAGCGTTTAGCAAAGATTAAAGAAGCAAGGTCATTAAATGCCGAAGAGGTTATTTCGTGGGAAACTAATTCCTTCACTAAACACACACCGGACTACATTAAAGCCCTAAACGACAAATACGACGGTAGTTATGCCGGAATATTACATAATCCTAAAAGCGGGGCTTATTATGATAATTACGGTGCTATCAATATGGGTAAAAGAAAGTTTACAAACGAAAAAGGCATAGCAATATATAGACACGAAAAAGGGCATTTTTTAGACGACCACTTAGGGCGCGACGGTATAGGTGGGGAACAAATTTCGAGAACATTATTTTATTCAGGAAGAAAAGATTTTACGGACGCTATGGCTTTAGATAGAAAAACAATTATGACTAATTCCGGAAAAGGTAGAAGTTCAAAAGCACAAAAGGCGATTAAAGAAGCACTTAATAAAAAACATAATCATATTCAAGATTTAAACGTAGCGAGTAATCACGCCGAAATGGCTAAAATCGAAAACGAATTATATAAAAGCTTAGGCATAAAAGAGAAAGACTTTAAAAAGTGGTACGCCGACAATATGGGAGTGACTGAAGCATACGGACGCGACTACGAAAGAAAGCTACATTTACTTCAAGCTATGGACGACGGCGACGCTATGAATTTCTTCAGGTTCTCAACGTTTAGCGATTATAACGAATATACGCAGTACGCGGAATTAATGGCTAATTCTAAATTTATGCGTTCAGTAAAAAGCAAATATAGCACGGGTGCGCTTAGTGATATTATAGGAAGTGCGACAATGAATAATATCGCGGGAGTTGGTGGAAATTATGGAATAGCCGGACACACTACGAGTTACTTACGCGAAAGAGGTATGCCACAAACTGAAATCTTCGCAAACATTACTCAACTTTTAGGCTTCGACGATACCGGAATTAATGGAAAACTATTAGAAGCTTTTATTCCGGTTATGACAAAGCAGTATATAACAGATATAAAAAGGGCTACAAAATGAAAGAATTAGAAGAAGCTAAAGAAGCGTATTTTTTAAAATTTAGGAAACAAATTCCTTTATTTAATGAGTTAGCCGACGACGATTATTCGAGTATAGAATTTATAGACGCAATTTATGACGCGATAGAAAAGGGTAAACCCGAAATAATTATAGACGGAATTTATGAAAAAGACGTGATTTATTAGCCCCGAAACTTAAATATAGGTATATACCTTTAAAGTCATTTTAAAGCCCCTTAAAGCGATTAAACACGTTTAGCGATAAAGAAGACCTTTAGAAATAGTTTAGGGCAAATCCACGCACGACGGGGTTAAAGGTATATACTTTCAATATGTAAAAAACTATATTATCTTATATTATTTTGAAACCTTAAACGATTATGCTATAATTTTCGTAATAATCGCGGGGAGTTAATCGTCGGGACAAATAGGAACAAAAGGGTTTAGAATGGATTTAGAACAAGCATTAGCAGAAATCGCAAGACTAAAGGGCGAAGCTACAAAAGTAGCAGACACTAACAAAACGGCGCTTACTGAAGCACTTAAAAAAGCTAAAGAAGAAAGCGACAAAGCGTTACAAGTTTCTTATAATAAGGGATTCGACAAAGCTAAAAACGCTTCGGAAGAAGACAAAAAAAACGGTTATGTTTCAAAAGAAGACGTAGACAAACTTTTAGCAGACCGCGACACGGCTTTTAGCCGTCAATCGGCGCTTAGAGATTTAGGAATTAAGAACCCTAAAAAAGCTATGAAGTTAATCGACGAAGACGACTTAGCGTCGTTAGGTTCTGAAGACTTCAAAAGTGAAGACTTCGTTAAGAAGTACGGCGAAGATATTGTTTTCACTAAGCAAGGCGAAAACAATCAGCAACAACAACGCCAACAACACACAAAGAACAACGAACAACAAAAAGAGGGCTTAACGGCGGAAAAATACGAAGCTATGAGTACGGAAGAACGGGCTAAAGTTAGCACCGCCGACAAATTAGCTTTATTATAAATCATAAGAGAGAATTAAAACTATGACTAACGCACAAATAACAATCTTCACGGATTTAGTAGAAACAAACCTTATCGAAAAATCAGTAGTTCCGTCGGTAGCGCGTGGACTATATAACGGTCAAATCGTACGCGGTGGAGCAATCGACATTTTAGGAACTGAAGCCGTAACAATCGGTCAATATTCGGGAACTATTACACACCAAAATTTAGACGGTACGAACCAAAAAGTTCAAATTTCACACGCGCCATTTTATTCGGTTAAACTTGACGGTGTAAAAGATATTGCAACAGCGCCAACGAACTTAAAAAGTCACGTAACAAAAGAAGCCGGTAAAGGTTTAGCTTTAGACGTAGACGCTTCTTTAGTGGCTTTAGCTTCAAAAGCAAAAGTAACGGTAACGGGTGTAATCGCTACAGTTGATAAAGCGTTTAGCGGTTTAGCTACGGCGTTCGATTTAGCTAACGTTGGAATGAACGACCGTGCGTGTATTGGTAGCCCTTCAGTAATCAATACTTTGGTAGAACTTCAAGGTTCGGCACTTCAAGGTGAAAAAGCTTCTAATATGGTTTACGAGGGTTATATCGGCAAATATATGGGTATTGAAGTTTTTAAATCAAACTCTATTAAAAAGACGGCTACAGTTTCGAACTGTATCGGTTTAGATATGTCGGCTTTAGTATTAGCTAAAAACTACGACGAAACACGTGATATGACGGACGCAAGCTTTTTTGGTGTAGCGGTTCAAGGTGTTTTATCTTATGGTATTGACATTATCGAAACAGAAACGGACAAATCAAACCGTATTATCGCTTTTGATATAGACGAAGCTTAAAACGTACCCTTCGGGGTATATACTTAAAATTAAAAAAAAGGTTACAAAATGTCAAAAGATACAAAAGAAAACGAAACAAACGAAGAAGTAGTTACGGAAGAAGAAGCGAGATTAAAAGCGGAAAATTCTATAGTAATTGGAAAAGGTTCTCTTAAATCAAATAAGGGTAAAAGATTAATCGCTAAAGGTAAATCTTACGAAGTTACTTTTAACGACTAAATAGTAGGGCGTTAAAGCCCTATACAAAAGGGAACAAATGTTTTATTTACCTACTTATATAGACTTATTCGGGAGTGAAGCCGAAGCGATAAACTTCTACAAACAACTTTTTCCACAAACAACAACTTCAGACGACGACATCAAATCACTTTTAAATTTATCATTTATGAAAATAGAGATAATTTTCGGCGAATTTCGCGGTTATAGTGTAGGCGAAGAAACACGTAGGAACTATGAAGTTTGTAAAGCCGTATGTTTTGAAGCGAATAGTATAGAGAAAGCAAACACGGCACAAACCGGAGCGGGTGGGCTTAATACTAACACGGGCTTAAATACGAATATTACTGAGGAAAAAATCGGGAATATTACGACTAAGTACGGAAAGAGAAACACCGGAAGTTTAGGCGGATTAGCGAATAGAATAATCGAAGAATTAGGTCTTTTATCTATAGAAGCTTCTATCATTTTAAGCCGATTCATAAGAAAAACTTACGGAATGAGTGGCGGAACAAATGAAAAAACTATAGTAATTGTAGCCGGAGAGAAAGGCGACACCGGAGAGAAAGGCGACACCGGTTTAACCGGACCGGACGGACCGGAAGGACCGCAAGGCGACACCGGAGAGGATTCAACAGTAGAAGGACCGGAAGGACCTATAGGACCGCAAGGGCTTAAAGGGGATACCGGAAACGATTCAACAGTAGCCGGACCTATTGGACCGGACGGACCGGAAGGACCTATAGGACCAAAAGGCGACACGGGCGAAGATAGTGTTATAGCCGGACCTAAAGGCGACACCGGTTTAACCGGACCTAAAGGCGACACCGGAAATGATAGCACCGTAGCCGGACCTATTGGACCAAAAGGCGATAAAGGCGACACCGGAGCGGATAGCGTCGTAGAAGGACCGCAAGGACCAACGGGCGACACCGGACCAACCGGACCAACCGGAACAACGGGCGACACCGGTTTAACCGGAGACACCGGACCAACCGGAGCAACCGGAAGCGAAGGACCGCAAGGACCAACGGGCGAAGATAGCACCGTAGCCGGACCGCAAGGAGACACGGGAGCAACCGGACCGCAAGGCGAAAAAGGTCTTAAAGGTGACACGGGTATAACCGGAGACACGGGAGCAACCGGAGCGGATAGCACAGTAGAAGGACCTATAGGGGTACAAGGACCTAAAGGCGACACCGGAGCAACCGGAACAACCGGACCTAAAGGCGACACCGGCGACACCGGAAAAGATAGTGTTGTAGCCGGACCAAAAGGCGATACGGGTTCAGTAGGACCTATAGGACCGGACGGAGCGAAAGGCGACACCGGTTCAGACTCAACAGTAGCCGGACCTAAAGGCGACACCGGAATAGCCGGAGTACAAGGCGAAACCGGACCAACCGGACCAACCGGAGCAACCGGAGCGAAAGGCGACACCGGTTCAGACTCAACAGTAGCCGGACCTAAAGGCGACACCGGAATAGCCGGAGTA